TATATAACGGGAATATCCCAAGGACCTTGGTGAATGTTGGTAAACGTTCTGAGCCTGAAATGACAAGGATGATAGATCTGTTACAGGAACAATTAAACACCGCTCAGAACGCCTATGGTATGGTCTTGGTTAATGTCCCAGATGGATACCAATTAAACCAGTTAATGGCCAGTGCAGAGAGTGGTAAATTTATAGAAACCCTGGAATATTTTAGGGAAGAGATTTGTTCAGTGTTTGGTATGCCACCATCAAAAATGGGATGGTCTACTGCTGGCAAAATTGGTTCCCAAGAAAATATGGATGATACATATTACGACAACATTGAACGTATCCAACACAAACTTGAAAGGGTGCTTTATAATGGTGTCATAAAAGAACTTGGTGCCACTGATTGGATCGTAAAATTCAATCGTGTTAGGCCAAAGCAGATCAAGGTCGAAAGTGAAGCACGTGCCAAAAATGCGCGGGCTATACAGGTTGGTAGGCAAGAAGGGATTATGTCGGTCAATGAAAGCCGTGGACTGTATGAACTTGATACGATTGATGAAGTGTGGGCAGATGATCCAACGTTCCCAAGCCCTACAGTAGTTTCAAAACAACCAGCACCACCAGCAACAGAACCGAAGAAAGGTGCCAGTGGTGAACTTATATTCCGGGAAGTTGTGGACGAAGATTGGCCATACACAGAAAGGAAATCTATGGTGCAAAAAAAAACCACGGAAAGCCAGCGGGAAATGAACCATCAAAGGAGCAATTAAAATTCAGAAAACTGTTACGAAAATTCATTAAAAATCAAACACCAATAATGGATAAATATATGGTGGATGATTTCGCAAAAACATTGGGAGAAAATATAATGAACGCCCTGTTAAAAGCCAAGGCCGGTAAGAAGGCCGACGCACCGAACGCAATGACGCCAAATCAGTATTCCAAGGCGTTGTCAGGCATAGGGCTGGAATTAGAACGGGCTTCTAAATATGGCCCAGTAGGTGCAAACAAAGCATCAGCAAAAATATATGAAAATTCCATCACTTGGTCTGGCTCATTATATGACGTTGATTTATCTATGAACAAGCCAGATGTCGCCGTATTGAACCATTTTCAAAAAGAATATTTCCCACCCACTTTTAAAAGGCTTACTGTCGGCGAAACTCCTTACAATTACAAGAACACAATCGATAAGATACTTACCAAAGCAGTTGACAATCACTGGAACTGGAATAAGATAATCCGCGAAATGGAATCATTTGTAAATGTCAAAGGCAAGAACTTTCCAAGGTGGATGTATCAAAGGATTGTCACTACTGAAGTTTCAAGGTATGTAATAGAAGGGCACATACGCGGTCATATCAAAATGGGTTTCACGCATTTCCGCAGGCTGGTCACTGAAGATGATGTTACAAATGTAGATTTATGTTTACCATTTAACAATTATATATATGAGGCTAAGTATGCCAGCGGTGTCGTGCCAGCGCATAGTTCATGCAGATGTGACATAACACCAGAGCCAAATAATGCAAAGAGTTTGGGGTTATGGAACACCTTCGTGACTACTGTTAACTTGGGGGCTGTTGCATAATGGCTGGATGGGGTGCGAAAACCAATGCGACCAGTGTTATGAGAATACTGGGACGTGTAAAGGATAAAGCCCAGAAAGGGTGCAGCCAAGCCACCAAGGATTTAGCCGCAAAGATTTTGTTTTTGGCCAAGGAAAATGCACCGGTCCAAACTGGGGCGCTTCGTAGATCTGGTCGGCTTGAAGTCATACCAGGTGTTGGCAGTTCATTTGTAAATATTCTCATATCATTTGGTGGGCAGGGGACAGGTGTGGATTATGCGACGCACACCGAGATTGGCACCGTGTATCAGCCGGGCCAGTTCTTTTTATTAAGGGCAGTTAGGAAAATGTCTCCGCAATTGACTAAGTATAATCTCAACGCTTTCGAAAGCGCTTGGGATGGCGAAGTTAGAAAATCAAATTTAATGAAGTTGGTGTAATCTATGAGTCTCGAAGTTACAGACAATGAGTTTAGGGCGCGTGTAAAAGACGAATCAGAATTTGAATGGATTAAACAGATCTGGCCAGCGAAGAAAGGTAGTCCTAACTACCCCTATAACAAAACAGGTGTGCGTGCAACCGGTGGCAAATTTAAGAGTGAAGATTCCACAACTGAACATTCAATACGCTTCAGCAGGAAAACTAAATTCAAGTGGACTGAAAAGAAGGTCCGTGGCTGGCTTACTAAGAACGGCTACGAAGTAAAAATCCTTGATGTAGTTAAGGTTAAGGCTAAAGAAGTAGACCAGTTTGAAGGCCGTTCAAAAGATCAGATGGTGTGGGTTAAGTTTGACCTAACACCACGATACAAGGCCGCTGGTGATAAGAACCCAACTATGAAGGACTTCCAAGAAGGAGAGGACCTTTATATAACTGGTATTATCAGCAGTGATAGTGTTGACGTTTATGAAGAGATCGTAGCACCAGAGGCTATTATGGAAAGCCTCACAGACTTTATGAAGTTCCCAACCTTCAGGCTTATGCATATGAGTGATGCCATTGGTAAGGTTTTAAAGATCTGGCGTGATGGAAAAAAGGTCCTTATGGAAGCCCGTATCGATGGTATGAATATTGACACCATCAAGAAAGTTCTTAAAGGAACACTTGCAGCCTTTTCCATTGGCTTTCTGGTTAAGAAAATGGAACAGTATTGCCCAAATAAAGATGAGCAGGGCAACCTGAAATGTTATTGGAAATTCACAAAGATTATGCTGGTTGAAGTTTCACTGGTTGACAGCCCAGCAAACCGCGACGCAGCAGCCCAAACATTCAACTACAAATCTTTGAACCAGGCACTTAAAGATGCTTGGGTAAAACCAGAAGAAGATCTTGGTTATAAAGCAACCTTGATCGGTTCAGACGGTGTCGAACCACCTTCAACATTCCAGCAGGTGCAAGCCAAGGCTGAAGATGTAGTAGAAGACCCAGAAAATGAGCCTATAGATGTCACAAATACAAACACCGCAGATGAAGATTGTGAAGTCTGTAAGGTGGTTATCAGGGCAGCCCCAGAAATTGTTTATGAACCTGAAGACGAAGAGGTCATAGAAACTGTTTTTGATTCAGATGATGACGAAGACGAAGAAGACGAAATTAAAACAATACCAGTCCAAGAGCCCGAGCAATCTAAATTTGATAAAAAAGAGGTTGCCGTGTTACTTTCTAAAATCAGAGGTATTCCAATGCCAAAAAAGAATGTAGAACTTGAAGGCGGGGAGGAACCTACCGGGATCGATATCCCTGTGGGCGAACCCGCTCCAGTGCCCGCAGTAATCCCAGAACCGGAACCTGTGGAAGAGCCAACAGACGCGGAGAAAATCCTTGCAGGTATTAAGGAACTCTCCACCAAGGTAGATGCCAATGCAGTCGAGATCAAAAGGATGGAAATGGAAGAAGAAGAGAAGGCCACATTTGATCGTGAGCAAGAGGCAATCAAGGCAGCAACCGCCACCAAGGATGCTGAGATCATCGCCCTTAAATCTGAGATGGAAGAACTTCGGTTCACGCAAAAGGTGGCCGACGAAGTTGATGCACGCCTTGCTGCAATTCCACCCCAGAGAAAAAGTTTCGGACCAGAGTCCCAGCCTGAGGGATCAGGTCTTTCTGGACCACCTAACCGGGCTAAGGTTTCCGCTGCTGATGAGCAGGCCGCACAGGTCCTTAGACGTGCAGCCTCCAAAGGTGGAAGGTCCGCAAGGACTTACAAACAGCCTGGCACCGCTGTCCCTGGTGTTGCCGCTGCCCAGGCCGCTCTCCAGGAAAAAGCCACCTTTGATGGTAGCACTGGATATGGTGCGGAAATGCTTCCCACAGAAACCTCAGATGAGATCATACAGATCGTGTATGACAATCTTTGGTGCCGACAAGTTTTCAGATCTGTGCCAATGACAAACGAAACACAGAAGATTCCAAAACTGAGCGGTAGCATATTGATGCAGGGCACAACCGGGAACAAGAACACAGCAGCAACAGAATCCCGGCACACCACCGTAGACGTTTCTCTGACTCTCAAGACTTTGATCGGTAATGTTCCTATTGACAGGAAAACCATCGCGTATGCAGTTGCTACGTTAATGGATGGCCTGAAGCAGGACATTGCAGATAAGGTTATGGAGTATGAGGAAAACTGTTTCATCAATGGCGATACCAGGGCCGCAGCAACGAATCTGAATGGGGAATACGACGCTACGAACTACCCACTCGGAATCGTTTCACGTGACCCAAGGCTGGAATTCAACGGCCTTAGAAGGTTCGCACAGTTGGGTGGAAACTCGGTCAACGCCTCAGGTGCAGCATTAACAAGGAGCCATCTCTTGAAAGCATTTGCAACCCTTGGTAATTATGCAAACAACAAAGATAATCTCATCGTTCTGTGTTCCAAATCAGTCGAGACGATTATCCTTGCTTGGGATGAAGTGAAGACCCTTAAGGATTATGGCCCTGGCGCAACTGTCTTCACAGGTGAAGTTGGAAAACTTTACGGCGCAACCGTTATCGCTTCTTCATTGGTCAATGATCTGATGAGCGAAAGTGGTTCTGCAAGGACACAGGCAGGTGGCACTTCTGGAAACAGAACAATTGTTCTTGTTTTTGACAGGCGGCAGCCAATGATCGGTGACCCAACGATGCCCGACAGGCAATTCACTGTTGAGATTGATCCCGAGCCCAAAGAGGACGAGATCACCTTGATACCTTCTGAAGATCTGGCTTTCAACACAAGGTATAATGAATCGATCTGCCAAATCATCAACGTGCTTCCAGGCACACAGTAAGACCTGAAAAGGCAAACCATTGAAGGACCCCTGGCTTAATTGTCAGGGGTATTTTTTCCTTCCAACAATACAAAATTCACGATTATTATTTCATTAAATTCAGGTGATTTATAATGTCAGAAAGAATACACGAAAATACCAAGACCATAACTATGAAGGTATTGGTGTTGATGTAGAACTTGAAATAACCATTGAATGGTAATCAGTTCAAAGATGGTGATCCATATGGGTAAATATACGCTCAACGAAGACGATTATAAAAGGCTTGAAACATTGTTTGAGGCAAAGGCCAAAAATATAATTAACGACAGTATACGAACCCACAAAAAAGATTGTCAAGATACAATGGACAAAATATATGTCCAGCAAGGAGAATGTTCAAAAGGCCGAGAAACATTATACTCCAACATAAAAAAGGAAAATATACAAGTTAGCAATACACCACACAACTTTAGAAGCCCTGAAAAAGCAGACGAACCAGACCTTAAGGTTGAGTTTAAATTTGCAAATCATTTGAAAAGTAACAAGGGGAAATATGGGGTGTTAAGTGGTTTGGTTGCTGAATCAATATTGCTATTTTTCCTATGGTTGTTTACCAAATAATTTAAAATATAATTAATTACATAGGTGATATGATGGCAGCAAACCCGTTATGTGTTCAACAAGATGTCGAGGACTTGCTTGGTGTGTTAACTTCCAGCAAGGAATCCTTTATCAAAGTAGGTGGGATCTTTGAACCAGCAAGAGTAGCACGTTTAATATTGCGTAAGTCTGCTATTATGGTGGACGCACACGGGAATATGCAGTTCGCAGAAACCGAAATCACAGAATACTATGATATCGTAAGTATACCCAGGGTGGTTACACGATACACACCATTAATTTCAGTTACCGAACTTGCTCTATTTACAACTGGCAGCACCTACGAAGTTAAGTCAGAAGGTCAAGACCGAAACACAGATGACTTTTATATTGAAGGATTGGAGGCTGGTGTCATAGGTTTCTGGAACAAACCAGCAAATGGCCTGCGCCGTGTCCGGCTGAAATATAAATATGGATATGCCTCAGGTGATGTGCCTGAATATGTTGCTGATTGCTGTTCTAAAATGGTGGCCGCAGACCTTGCTATGGATAGGAACTTCCAGGCTGAATGTAAGGACGATGCAAAGCGGTGGGATGCCATTGTCAAAATATGGATGGAAGATTACGAAACTTTATTAAATGATCATATCAGGCTTACACGGTTCGCACCAAAATCAATCGGGTTGTATTATAACCCTACAGTAACCCAGGAACTTGCAGAAATGACAGATAACCACCACAAGTGTAACAGGAGTTAAGATGGCATCAGATCATCGTATGGTTGTAAAGGGAATACTCGCAGATAATTTGCTTACACAAATTCCAACTTTCACCAAAGATCCTGACGATGCTACAAAGGCATTAATCAATCCTGCGTGGTATGAAATATCACGCCGTGCTTCTATGCAGGTGTGGTTATCTACAACCGAAGATCGGTTCGGGTCAGACACTGAATACATACAGATGGCTCAGAACATTGTAGTTTCCCCCATAGGCAAGAAAGATACACTTGCCGTGTATTGTGGTGCACCAACAGAAGCGGACAGGAAGACGCTACGAGAGGCC